GCGGTCTTGTGATAAACGCAAAACCGAATAATCATCGTCACTCAAGGTGCGTTGAGCCATGCGATCAAGCCCTTCACTAGCGGTAAAACCTCTATTGGATTTCATGCTATTAGCAATAGACTGATAAAGATTGGCTTGTTAACGGGCTTTTGCTTGAGATGCAAATCGGAAGTTATCCAAATCTTCTTGATAAGCGGCGTTTTGCAAGTCAATGAGCATCTGCCTTGTTGGGTCGCCCTCAGCGAACTCGGTTTTAATTCGTTCTATTTTCTTATTGTGCTCATACGTTAGACGTTCTTCGTCCTTCATATAGTTTTCAAGTATTGATTTGGCTGTAGCCGTGCGCTTTTCGTCATACTCAGCTTTTGCACGATTCAATAAGTCTGTGCGCTCAATAGAACCCTCGGCATATAACGACTCAATCTCAGTAACACTAGCTGCATAATCACGATCTAGCTTTTCACGGTCAGTTGCATATTTGGCTACGATAGAGCCTTGGCGACGTAGGGTTTCTTCTTGCAGTTTTTGCGCGTCTTGCGCTTGCTTGGTTACTGTGTCGTAGACCAACTTGCTCGTATCGGTTGTTGCCGACTTCATGTAAGCAAGCACATTCTTGGTGTATTCTTTGGTCTGTCCGATGCCCGTTTTCTTATTTCTAGCCCAACGGTCAGACAGAATTAAAGACATTGGGTTTTTATCTACATTACCCTCGCCTGTGTTGTAAGCTGCAATCGTTTTGGTTAAGTCACCATCGAACCGCTTATAAAGCCAGCTTAGGTACTTAGCAGCTCCCTTTGTTGCCTGCTCCATGTTGTAGGCATTTTCTACCTCAAAACGCTTAGCAGTAGCATCGATAAGCTGAAATCCGCCTTTTGCTTTACCATACTTAGTCATCGGGCCAGTAGCGTTAGCATTGCCGCGCGATTCCTGCATGTGTATAGCAGTCATCAAGCCGTAAGGTAGACCGTATTCAGCCTCATAGTTTGCAAAGCCGTAATTCTCAGCGTTAGCGAGCGCTTTAGCGTTCGGCTTTAATTTCACTTCTCCTGCTACTTTTTGTGCCTTGGCTAATGCAGCTGCGCGCTTTTCTTGTGCTTTGGCGTTTGCTTCTGCTTCCACAGTATTGGTTGCCAGCCCTTCAGTATTGCTCTGAAGAAAAGTATTTGAGTCGTAGTATGTTTGCCCTAAGTCGCTCAATCTAAGCTTTTGGCCGTCCATTAGTGTATTAATCGTATCTACAGCTTCTCTATATTGATTGGTTATGGTTATATAACCCGCCAATCCAGCTGCGGCCTGTCTAGTAGCGCCTGCCGCTAATGCCGCACCTTTTGCCTTAAAGCCGTCAGCATTGTAAAAATCCTCTACAGTCTGCCCTAGGTTGCCTGCTTGCATACTAAATTGCTGCATAACCGAACTAAATATACCAACACCTGCCGCTAATCCAACGATCATTGCGGCGGTAACATTAACAGCTTTACCAATATCCGTGACTTCTTCTCTGAAATCCGAACCTTTTTCCGTACCTTTTGAAAAATGTGTCGCAAGCGTGCCTAACGCAGGGATCATATCGGTTACTAATTGTGTTTTTAAGCCTTCAAACTTGGTTTGTATTGCCATTGTTTCAGCGGCCAATATTCTAGATTTCTCAATAGCATCTTGTGATTTGATAACCCCTGCATCTTCAAGCTGTACGCCGTATTCTTCGAGTATGACGCCGCCATTAGCAAATAATGGCATTAGGTTGCCCAAATCACCTGCCAAACTTTCAAACATGAAACGCTGCTCTTGCGATGTTGCGCCAAGCTCATCCATTTTATCTTTGAGTAGTTGGATAGCCTCTACGCCATCCTTTCCTTGTAGTGTTTTGCCAAGATTGCGAATTTCTTCATCCGTCATCTTAGTGTTATTTTGCAGCGCCTCGAAAAAATCGGCGGCACCACCACCACCAGTGGCAGAAAACTCACCAAGCTTTTCTTGAGTATCCGCTAGGATTGCTGCTAATGCTTCCTGCTCAACACCAAACCCAGCGGCTGCATGAGTTAAGACTTGAAAGCTTTTTAAGCTAGTATTAGCGGTGCCAGCCATGATGCCAAGCTGAACGTCTGCCTTAGCAGTTTCAATAGCAAGTGCCGCCATTGCACTAGCTGCGACAGCGATACCCCCAATAGCCATGCCAGCAAATGAGCCCGATATCTTGCTAATGTCATCAGCGATATTGTCGCGCAACTCACTTACTGAATCGCTTATATTGCTCGCACTATCACGCGCCTGGCGTTCTGCACGTGTTAATCCATCGGTAAACTCACTTAGCCTTACTGCTAAATCAAGGGTTAATGTGCCAAGTGAGGTTGAAGCCATTGCGTATTTTCCTTATTTTAGGCATAAAAAAGCCCTGAAATTAATCAAGGCATAATAAGCTACTACTGTTTTATTTTATTTAATATCATTGGGTTTGGCATTTAAATAACTTTCTATGCAGTTATCTCTAATACTCTCTGAAATATGTATCTGATAGATAGCTCTTTCTGCTGGATCATTATTAGTAGGTGCGTTATCGTAAACCGTCTTAGTGATATTTTTTGCTAGCTCTGTCGCTTCTAAATCAGTACTAACCATATCAAGCAAGGAATATTGCTCAGATAAAGTTTTCCCCTGATACATTTCGCCTATGACACGATAGTAATTATCATAATGCAAATCGCACTTTTGATTTATCGACATTTCATCGACTGGGTGAGCAATTGAAGCGACGGGAGTAAGTAGTAGCAAGCTGAAAAATAGTACTTTCATAACGCTCTCTAAGTAATTAATTATCTAAAGATAATATTATGAAACAGCACAGATATCTAGCCTAGTCCTCAATCTGATCTTCAAAGCTCTCAATCACATCATCTTCGTTTGGCATAAACTCAAGTGGCTCTACCCAGTTTTCATGCTTAAGACCCTTATTGATATTCATAGCAATGATATTTGCTGATGCTTGCTCAACGCGCCTGCCTATATTTAGGCTACCACGCCGTTGACGGTACTCTGCCCATTGGTTAATTTCTAACATGGTCAGATTGTTTTTGACTTGGTGTATCGTGTTGCCGCCGATACCAGCCAGCGCTAACTCAAATAGCAATTCATTTTCGCCCGCTATGAATCCTTTTGGCTCCGAGATTTCTCCATCGACTTTTTTAGATTATCAGCACCATAAACCTTATCGAATACAGCGACCGCCAATGGTTGTACAAAGTTTTCCTCTACCTGCTTCTTGGTAAACATTACTTTGTCTTTATCGTCAACCAATGCTTTGCTAATCCATTCGCTAGATACGTTCTCACCTTCGTAGAGGCGCTTAAATAGCGATTCAGTTTCAATAAAGGGTAGCTGCTTGATGCGAATATCAACACTCATTTCTTCGCCATTGTGGTAAAACTCTACTACTTCATCACGCACCTGCGACACAAGGCTGCCTGACTTAATATCTGATAAACTTAACTTTGCCATATTCATATCCTAAAAATAGATAAACCCTCAATTAAGAGGGTTTATTTTCATTGATGTTATGCAGCGATTTTATGGTGTAGTAGTTTTATACGCAGTGATTGCTTTCGACTGACGCTTCATTGACACGGCATGCTTAACCAAAGAATCAGGGTCAAACGTAGGAGCGCCCGCTTTTAATCTCGCCGTGAATGTTGTCCAAGTTCGCGTTTCAGGTAGAGTGACCAGCGCTGTCGCCAGTGTTGGTTCAATACCTACACCATCAGACCAGCCCACATAAACTTCCACGAACTCTTTATCCTCTGCTAATTGCAGCAATGTCATGTGAGTTGCATTTTTAGGGTCTGTATTGATAGTAATAGAGCCTTCGCCAGGCTTATTCAGGCCATATGTTGATGTTGACGAATCCTCTTCATCAAGACAGGTATCATCAATTTCGGTTGGGCTATCATCACCCAGTACGATACCAGTGATGCAGTCCATTTTGGTCAGCGTCGGCGCAGCTTCATCGCCATGCTTAATCCAAACCTTCGTGCCTTGCGTGAGTACGCCTTTTTCTTTCTTCGCCATGATCGGCTCCTAGTGTGATTGGTAAATAGTTAACGCGCTGCTATCCAGTTGGCATCAAAGCCGCGACCGTATAGCTTGGCTTTGCTGTCATATAGATTAATAGATGGATTTAATACCCAAGATTGTTTTTCGAGTGCTGCTCGACAAGCATCGCGCAAATCGTAAGCAGCCTTTGCATCCGTTGCGTAGACCATCAACTGATACTGTGTGTCGTCAAAATTTGCAGGTTCGTCCAAATGGTTGTTTGCTTGCCCGCTGATTGTTTGCCATACGACATAAGGTGGGGCTGTATCCTGGCGCGCAACATCTTCAAAAACCTTTGCTTCTACATTAATAAGCGTATTGACGTTGGCATCAGCTTTGAGTGTCCGGTAGATAGGTAAAAAGCTCATAATTTAGCAATCTCCTTGTCGAGCTCTTCACTATAAGCGCGAGTAAATTCAGCCCTTACTGCATCGATATTATTATTTAGTGCTGGGCGTAAAAATGGATGGGCATTATTGGTAGCGGTACCAAATTCCTCAAAGCGCCAATACCAAGTATCGCCGCCGGGGTTTTTCTTATCGCCTTGGGTTTGATACCTACGACCTACTCGACCTGCCCGCCTATTGTCTGCATTGGTGCCATACTTTCTAGCGCCACCTTTGACGCCAACTTTCATCACAACACCATCAACACCCTTGGTCTTTCCAGCCTTAGTAATAATGTTTTTCCAAATCTTTTCAGGACTGTCTTTATCATCTAGCGCTTTGGCATTTTGTACGGCCGCTTTTTTAACGATATTCATGGCTTTACGTGAGGCGCGAGTCGCTGCGTTCTTAGCTTTACGTTGATTGCCAAGCTGACGTAGCTTTGCTTGCACTTCATCAAGGCCAGTGATTTCGTTTGCCATGATTAATCCTTAAGCGCATTTTTAATTACTTCAAAGTCCTTACTTATAGGCACGCCTGTGTAACCACCCTTCACTTCGTTTGTGTTTATATGCTCAACCGTAATATCGCCAAAGACAAGTTCGTAAACAAGCTCGCCCTTAATAACAACTATGCCGCCTGATATATCGCGCTTAATACAAATAACCACTCCTTTAGTAACATTGCAATAAACGCATTTTTCTAGCTGGTCACCATTCAAAAAAACTTTAATTTTTGAACCGCGCTCTACTGAGTAAATTTCATCTGAGACGCTATCAATCGATGCTGTATCGAGTGTGATCATATTCATAATCCTAT